GATGGGCAGTATATTTGGCTGATGAAGATACTGTAATTTATATTTCTATTGACTTAATGGAAGGTAAGGGTGTACATTATATTAAACCAAACACCGCAGCAGAATACGGAACGGTCCCATAATGGTATTGGAGTGGATTGCTAATCCATCGCTCGGTTTACGCCGGGTTCGGGGTTCAAGTCCCCGTCGTTCCGCCAGTTTTTAAAAAGGAAAAATAAATGCTAAAGTCGGGTCCAAATTATAAAATGTCTAAGCCGTTAAAAACAAGTCTAGCTCTTAGTTCTTTCCAAGATCCTCATCAAAAGGGTCAATGGAAGCGAGCGATGATTCAAGCAGAACTTGCCGCAGCTATTCAGCCAAGACGTGAAAAGAATCGCAGAGAAGGTACAAGCGAATAATGGTGGCAAGAAATGATATAACTGGCGATGCTATTCAAAGTAAGACAGCATCCCAGGCATATAGAGATAATTACGATAATATTTTTAGAAAGAATACTATGCAAGTTAAGGTTCAAGAAAAGATTGGTACATGCGGTTGTGGCCGTAGTCCCACTGGGAATTGTATTGGTTGGCACGGTTTAACTGAAGAAGCTTATCAAAAAAATCTAGCCGAATATCAAGCTAAACAACAAACACAAGGTGAACAATGAGAGAACAACTACTAGATGCACTTCGTTTACATTTTTCTGCACACATCTTGAAGCATAAGATGAATGTCGAAGTCATGCTAAAGAATCCTACAGCATTGCCAGATCATACAGATCTAATGGATGCTCTAGAAAAAGAAATGGCCATTATTGCAGAATATATGGATAAGTTAGAAGTATTAGATAAGCATTTTAGTAAATAAGAATTTGGGGGTGTAGCTCATCTGGGAGAGCAGGACCTTTGCAAGGTCAAGGTAGCGGGTTCGAGTCCTGTCACCTCCACCAAATAACAAAAGGAAAAATACGATGGGTGAAAAAGGTGATCCAATGAAGCACAAGACTGGCAAGCCACGTCTTGGTCCACTAAATCTTGCACAGTTAAATGACCTGCTAGAAAAATCTAGCAAGCCTAAAGACAAAGCAAAAATTCGAAATCGTATTAGAGTTCTAGAATCAAGAACTAAGTAAAATTTAATGCCCTTATAGCTCAGCTGGTAGAGCAACTGATTTGTAATCAGTAGGTCCCGTGTTCGAATCATGGTGGGGGCACCAAATTATTCCACTGTAGCTCAGCGGTAGAGCAGGTGACTGTTAATCACTTGGTCGTTGGTTCGATCCCAGCCAGTGGAGCCAATATTATCAAAAAGACTTGACCACAAGTCTTTTTTATTCTATAATAAGTTTGTTGTGTAGCAATACACAACCGGTGAAGTGAAAGGTAGATGAGAATAGACATATTGTGGCTTCATGCCGCAATGACTTATTCTGGCAAACAGTCTTGAAAACTGTCGTGCTTGAGTGAACCGATTCTTATAAACCTGTCAGTTGCTGATCGGAAATATTCAGGCCCCTGTAGCCTGTTTATTGCACGTTGCCCAGACCGACGATTTCGAACAATAGGTCTTGTCATTTGTCCGGTCTATTACTTGACCTTTCACCAAGCCGTCATTATAATAAGGGGCGAACATGGCAAGAGTAACATCAGAAAAAGCAGTAGAACAAATTGGAAACAGATTTAATTTAGTGTTGGCAGCATCACAACGTGCAAGAGAATTAAAGAATGGTTCTATGCAACGAGTCGGTGGAAAAGATGCATCAACAACTATCACGGCATTAAGAGAAATTGAAGAAGGCAAATATACCTGGCAAGATTATCTAAGCAAAGTTAAAAGTAAGAAACGGAGAGACATAGATGAATATAACATTACGTAAGGCAAACGCTGTTCAAAACAGCATCAACGAGGCAATCAGAACTATCAAGGTTGAAACAAATCTTGAACTAAACGAGTTTCAGAATGTAGAAGCAGAAATTGCTGCTGCACAAAAGAAATTAGAAGACGCAGATCTGCGTCGTGAGAAACTGTTGGTTGTTCTTTATAACATCCGCGGACTAGTCGGTCAAGCAAACGCTACCAGCGGTATTGACCTTAAGTTAGCTCGTGCCGCATATGTTGACAAGAGAATTGGTCAACTAGAAGCTCTTGCCAATGTCAACGCTGTAACCAGCCTTGATGTTATCAAAGGCAAACTTGAGAAGATCAAAAGCCTTAAGGACGAAGCTCGTAGTCGTATCTACGGTTACGGAGACACTGTATCAACTTCTATCCTATCCCAGGATAAGATTGATGCAATCCAAGCAGAGGTCAAGAATCTCAAGAAACAAAAACAAAAGCTCAACGATGAGATCCTTGAGCTCAACATCAAAACTGAGATCCCACTCAGCGATGATGCTGTTCAAGTCCTTCAAGCAGAAGGTTTGGTATAACATACCTCTGTTACACTTTTCAGGAAGAAAGTGCGCCATTACCAAGCGATAGAAGGTACGGTGCGTAGGATCTACCGCAAGGCTCTCTTTAGGAGCGACTTGAGAAATCCTAGGTACGAACTGTAACGGCACCAGAAGCAAAATACAGTGGACAGGGTAACAACTCAGTTTAGGGCTAGTGAGGACTAGTGGCTAGACACTTTTGTTAATGGTACAGCTCGTGGGGCGATGATCAAGCCTAACCTTGTCCAAAGCGGGAAGCCTATGATACTAGTAACTGGTTCTGCGTAACAGACCAACAATAGGTAGCAAAGAGGATAGTAAACTGTACCATTAACAAAAGTTTGACGCAGAGTATGGAAGTGGTCATCCGTCCGGTCTCATAAGCCGGGAATCGCAGGTTCGAATCCTGCCTCTGCAACCAATAACCGAGTGTAGGATAGCCTGGTTCATTCCGCCTGCTTTGGGAGCAGGATGTCGCAAGTTCGAATCTTGCCACTCGGACCATATTCGCCCCGACACACGGCGTACAATGTGATAAGTAGTGTGTCATTAATGCGGGTGTAGCTCAGTTGGTAGAGCACTTCCTTGCCAAGGAAGATGTCGTCAGTTCGAACCTGATCACCCGCTCCAAAGGATAATCTATGTTAGAATGTTTAATTGTTGGTGACAGTATCGCAGTAGGAACAGCACAATACAGACCAGAGTGTGTGAGTTTAAGCAAAGGCGGAATCAACAGCTGGCAATGGAACAAGCAGAATGCTGGCAATAGTCTAACTGCTAAAACAGTTATCATCAGTCTTGGTAGTAATGATCATTCTGGCGTAAGGACTCTTTGGGAATTACAAAACCTAAGAGAAAAAGTTGAAGCCGATAGAGTTTATTGGATCATGCCAGCTATCAAGCCACACGTACAAAAGATGGTAGAACAAATAGCCAAAGACAACAACGACATCATTATTCCGATTACTAAGTTACAAAAAGATGGGGTTCATCCTACCGGAGCAGGCTACAAAGAGATTGCAGCAAAAACAAAGTGATAGTATAATGTTTTCATTGCGGGTGAAGTGTTTACGGTTACACGTCAGTCTTCCAAACTGAAATAGACGAGTTCGAATCTCGCCTCCCGCTCCATATATCTGCCCGTAGCTCAGTAGGATTAGAGCAACAGCCTTCTAAGCTGTGGGTCGGGGGTTCGAATCCCTCCGGGCAGGCCAATTCGCTGATGTGGCACAGTAGGTAGCGCACAGTCTTGGTAAGACTGAGGTCCCCAGTTCGATCCTGGGCATCAGCACCATAAATAAGTTTATGAAAGACTTATTAGATAAACTTCCGCAGATATTAGGTGCTCTCCCAGAAGTTATTAAGTTTTTAAAATATATACCAATCCTCATGGTACTTGGAGCGATTGGTTACGGCGCCTATTATTACGCACAGAATCATAAAGATCCTTATAAGTGTGTCAACAATCAGGTATTTGAACAATTAAGAGTGGACAGCGATGTCTATGTGTTCAAGGGCGAAACCTGCGTTGATGCAAAAGATCTATAGTTATTTGCACTCAGCCCAAACTAAATTGGTCCATTTTTTATAGAGCCAAGATCCTTTGGGCGGTATACAATTTCCTAGTTCGGGATGACGCTCAATTCTATATTGAATAACTAGCCAAAACATCAAGACCACAGATACTATAAAGAAAGTAATCAAACCCCAACATACTGCGGTGTATAATTGTTTTTTTCGTATTCTTGCCCGTATTTTTTGTTGTTCAGCATTGCGCCTCATTTGATTAGCCCAAGCTACTTTTTGCTCTTTGCCCATGACCTGCATCATTTCGTTGACTTCAGTCCACAGAGCTCCGAGTTCTGGCGGGCTTTGGTAAACCATAAGTTCTCTCAGTTCAGAACTCATCTGCTCCAGTTGCTTTTTCATCAAAACACGCTGTAGAGCTCGTTTACCTAAACTGTCATCTCCGGTATAGACTTCGTTCCTGCCTCGGCGTTCTTCTTCTTCGAAGATAGCTTGACATTTGTAAAAGTTATCAAAATAGGTTCCTAGATGATTACCTATTTCTGTGTAGATGTTAGTAGTTTCGCCATTGCGCTTGTTTAGCTCAATAATGCGATTTTTTTCACTGATGTATTGATTTTTTTCTGCTACAGTCGGAGCACGATCTTTGTATTTACTATGGAATTGGTCGTCAAGGTCTTTGAGGACATCTTTAACGTCCCCAGCAGCACCTTTGATATCTTTGTAGAGTTTACAGCCTTCTTTAACTAGCTTGACAGCACCGTTAGCCAGTGCAAATAGTGTGACTGGATCCATTCATTCGCTCGCTCCTAATACTTCAGTACTATTTATTGCCCCCGTGGCCAAACTGGTAAAGGCAGCTCTCTCAAAAGGAGTGTTAGATGTTCTCGGTTCGAATCCGAGCGGGGGTACCAAAAATATAATCTGCGTAGTTAATGGATTTAGTAGGATGCGAGAGTTGGTCTAATCGGCCTCCCTGGAAAGGAGTGCGCTGGAAACGGCACAAGGGTTCGAATCCCTTTCCTACTGCCAATTGACATACACACAGAAAATAAGTATAATTGATATATGTATAAAGTAGAATATAAAGACGCAAGAGGTAGAGCTTGCGTGGAAGAAGTAGAAACTCTAGATGGGGCAATGACTAGATCAAAAGAAATTGGTCTATTTGTTAAAATCAATGGCGACGATTTCCAATTAGTTGGAATGTTTGGGGCCGACTCAGTTAAAGACGGACTATTACCAAATGGTGATAAGTACGGTTGGTATAAAAGGAGAAGACCATGAAACGAGTGATTGAAATCCGTGCCGCAGAGGGCGGAGAAGATAGCAAACTTTTTGTAAGTGATCTCGCGACCGCTTATCAGAAACTAGGAACCAAACTGGGTTGAACTACCCGCCTGATAGATGTACGTCCTGGCGAGTGTAGTTTACTTGTAGAGGGTGTAGATCTATCCGGCTTAGACAATGAGCCCGGTGGCCATAGAATACAACGTGTTCCTCCTACAGAACGCAAAGGCCGTGTTCATACCAGCACTGTTACTGTTGCCGTCATAGACCGCATTGAGGAAATTGGATCCTCCTCTATATCACAAAATGATTTAAAAATTGAGTGGTATAGCGGTACTGGTGCTGGCGGACAATATCGCAACAAACATCAAAACAGTTGCCGCATAACCCATATCCCCACAGGTACCATAGCCAAAGCTGAATGTCGCAGTCGCCAAAATAGTTTAAACTCTGCTATGGCAGAATTACAACAGCGCATTGACGACGAACAGAAAAGAAAATATAATAACTCTATAGCGTTAGATAGAAAGCGTCAAGTTGGTACAGGGATGCGAGGAGACAAAATTCGCACATACAGATTCCAAGATGATGCTGTACAAGATCATATCACCGGTTGTAGAGCAAAATGCTCTGCTGTACTCAAAGGCAATATCGATTTACTTTGGAACTAAAATGAACGAACGAATTCGAGAACTTTGGTCACAGGCTGGTGGTCATTATGATAGAGGCAATCAGCACACTTGGCCACAATATACGATTGACGATCCTGCAAAGTTCGCCGAGATGATTGTTAGGGAATGCATGGATATTTGTAAAGCACATCCATCAAGAATCCTATCTAATAACTGGTATGCCGATGCTGTGGCGCCGGATATTGTGAATCGGTTCGAAGAACATTTCAGAGTTAAAGAATGAGTATCGACTACAAATTCATTGGCTGGTATCGTGACGAAGCTGAGAACAGCGACAAGGTCTGGGGAGTCATTAGGCTCACTAAAGATGAACGTTGGGGTGAAAACAATTACGTAAGCTTCTGGGGACGTCGTGGTAAAAAACTACAGACCAAGATGCTTAAAGAGTATGATTGGACCGTCGAAGATATGATTTCCAAGAAAGAATCAAAAGGATATCGTAATATCAATTACCAAGACCTTAACGGTGTCTATCCAGAGTTTCAAAACGATTTAGAAAAGACTGCCTTCTGGGCAATGTTTAAAGTTTAATTATGGCCAAACCAGCACCAGAACATCGTGACAAGTTAGGTAGACTACTTAAGGTAGGTGACTGTGTTGCCTATCCATCAAGCAATCATTTGATTATCGGAACTATAAGGAAACTTAATCCTAAGATGATTGGAGTTGTAAAAGTCGGAAAACAGTCTTGGGGAGGTGAAGCTAACAAATATCCCCAAGACTGTGTGCTGTTAGATGGACCCGAGGTTACAATGTTCTTGATTAAGAATTCAGGGCAATAAAGGAGAAATTATGAATCCATGGATACAAAATGTGTCACTAGCTGACATCAAACAGGCAAGGCATATTGATGCTGGCATTAATTCCATGCTAATTCAAATTGTTGATCCTGATACAGACTTTCCTGTTGCTGCCTACAAATTTAAAGAAACACACCAATTTAAATTTCTAGACATTGAAAAGAATGATTATTGCATAAATGAGCAATGGCGAGTTAGCGATGAACAGGCAGAACAGTTGGTCAATCTTTTGCAACATGCATTAGAGAATCGCATGAATGTAGTGGTACACTGTCATGCTGGTGTTTGCCGTAGCGGTGCTGTTGCTGAGATTGGTGTGATGTTGGGCTTCCGTGATGCGGAAGCTTTCCGCAGTCCTAATCTGCTAGTCAAGCATAAAATGATGAGAGTATTAGGCTGGACCTATGACGAAGATGAGCCTCACACCGTCAATGGTGTAACTCTCCCTTCCGGTCTAGTAATTCCACCTAAAATCGTAGACTGGGCCAACGACAACGAAAAAGTTTTTACACTGGCTGCTGAACGCAGAGCATTTAGAGAAAGAGAAGGAGATATCTGATGTATATCACTAAACAAGAAGTTGAAAAAATCCTAGCAGTCATGAATGAATTTGATGATGCTAGGAGTTATCGTCTAGAAGCAGATAACTCCAGCGGTATCGGTAGCATTTTATCTTTGACCATGGACATGGATATCAACAATAGACCTGCTACAGTTAAAGTTGATATCTCGGGTGTGGAGAGTTGGTAATGAATGGAAAATAAAAATGAACACTTGGATAACGAGCGATCTCCACTTTGGACATGCGAACATAATGAAGTTCTGTCCTCAGGCGCGAGCGAGATTTAATAATGACGTAGACTATATGAATGAGCAAATGGTGTTAGAATGGAACGCTACTATTGCTCCAGAAGATACAGTCTACATTTTGGGAGATGTTGCATTTCTTCCAGCTGACAAGGCTGTAAAGATCATGCGACGCCTGAATGGTACTAAGATTTTAATTGAAGGCAATCACGATCGTAAACTGTTGAACGACCCAGTCTTTCGTAGTTGTTTTTCAGAAGTACATCCGTACCTGGCAATAACATATAACAAGACTCGTGTTATAATGTTTCACTATCCTATAGCAGAATGGGATCAGATGCACAGAGGCGCTGTCCACTTTCACGGACACTTACATGGAGGTGAAAGTGGTATGGAGAAATATCGTTGTCGCGATATGGGAATGGATGCAACAGGAATGATCGCAGTAACTATGGAACGGGCTATTGCTGATGCAATGACTGGTGAAATTAAAGGACACCACTAAGGAGACAGACATGGACATTGTAGAAAAGGCTAGGATATTTGCAACAGCGGCACACGCAGCCGCTGGACAAGTTCGTAAGTACACTTACGAGCCTTACATTGTCCACCCCACGGAAGTTGTTAGCATTGTTAAGACAGTGCCGCATACTCCAGAAATGTTGGCTGCGGCTTGGATGCATGATGTTGTAGAAGACACAGCCGTTACCATGGAAGTTGTTCGTTCAGAGTTTGGAACTGAAATAGCAGACTTGGTTGGGTGGTTAACTGATGTTAGCCGTCCGGAGCACGGCAACAGAGCCAAGCGTAAGGAGTTGGATCGTCTACACACTGCGGCTGCTCCTGCAGAAGCACAGACAGTTAAGTTGGCTGATTTGATCTCTAACACTAAAAGTATCATGGCACATGATGAAACATTTGCCAAGACCTACTTAGAAGAAAAGAGATTGTTGTTAGCTGTTATGCACAAAGGTGATCGCACTTTATTTGCGGAAGCCATGAAACACATAGGAATTTAAATGCCAAATTTATACATGTTGATCGGAGTCCCGGGTAGCGGAAAGTCTACCTGGGTCAACAGCCAAGACTGGGCTCACAGTTGCGTATTAGTTTCTACTGACAAGTTAATTGACTTAGAAGCTGCTCGTCAAGGTAAAACCTATAATGATGTCTTTGAAGGATATATCAAAGAAGCCACAAAGATCATGAACGAGGATGTCAAGGCTGCTGTAGAAGCAGGAAAAGATATCATCTGGGATCAGACTAATACTTCTAAGAAAAGTCGTAAGTCTAAGTTGGCATCAGTTCACGGATACCGCAAGATCGCTGTGATATTTGATGTACCAGAAGAGGATGAATTGAAGCGAAGACTTGCAAGTCGTCCTGGAAAAAACATTCCTTGGTCAGTTATGACTTCTATGATCAATAATCTTGAAGTGCCAGCTGAAGATGAATTTGATGAAGTTTGGAGAACCTGATGACTCCTGAGTTTATTGAACGTGTTCGTAGAGATTACGACAAAGAGCCTAATAAGCCGGACTGGGGAAGTTATCTCGCTGGATATTGGGCCGGTGTTAAACGTTTTGGTGAAAAGAGAGAAAGTCGTAGAGAAACACGAAGTAAACTTGGCTATTCTAGAATTGGATTGAATAATGTTTAAAGATAAATTGAAAGAGTATGTAGAAACCAGCAACCTAGTTAATATGAAGTCTGCTGGTGAAGATATCTATGTGCTAAAGTACAAGAAAAAAGTGTTCTACGATAACTTGTGGAATGAATACATCGCCGAATGTCGCGGAACCATTGTGGACAAAGATTTTAACTTGGTTACGTATCCGTTCACAAAGATCTATAACTATGGTATCGAAAAGGAAGCACCTGTGCTTGTTCCAGAAACTAGAGTTAC